GTTCCGATTGCCATCGTTGTTCAAGCGGAACTTCCTCTGGAAGTGGATTTTAACCTTTTGGGGGTTCCAAGTCGCCCACGTAGCGGTGGTCTCCTGCTCCTGGTCGAATATGTCGTTGCTGGGTCCAGGGCCCGAAATATTCCCAAAGTAGTCATTCTCGCTGTACACAGTAAAGCGGAACTGAACATCAAACAGGCCCCCAGGTACTTCGACACTGGAGACCCACATGTTGATCATCCACCTCAGACCCCGCGATTGAATCGACGTGCCCTCAAACTCGTGCTCTTCCCGCGCCACGGTCGAGCCCTCGCGCGGGATATCGGAGTAAATGTTGTGCCGGATTGACGCCTGCGCGCCACTGACGAAACCGGCAGCCGTGAGGTAGGTCTGGATCGTCTGGTTGTAGGGGTTGTCCTTTGTCTCCACGGGTTTCTGGGAGATGGCCTTGATGGCGCGGACCATGTGTTTCGAGAGCGGCTTGTAGTGCCGCTTGTGCGACCTCTTGTGGCGTTTGTACGCCATGGCATTTGCTGTGTAACAGTATGACGCGTCAGCTATGACACACGCGAAAAGAAAGCGGCCTGTGTTACCTCGGAATTCGGTTGTACTACACTCGGAGTTCCGCAGTAATTAGCCGACTCCGGTCCGCAGTCATCTCCTTTTTATATATAAGACAGAGCGCCCCGAGCGTGCAGTGCCTATGGATAATATTAAGAGCCATAGGCACTCGATCTCTCATTAAAAATGCCCCCTCCCCCTCGCTTCAACGGTCTCCGGTTCTTCTTGACTTACGCTCAAGCCAACGAGTTATCTATCGACGACGTCGCCGACCACCTTCACGCGCTACACGAAGAAGAGAACTGGTTAGAAATCGTTCAAGAGGAACATCAGGAGGAAGGCATTCACTATCATGTCGTACTGTGCTTCGATCGAAGATACCAAGGGCCCCTCGACAGTTTCGACGTCAACGGATACCATCCCAACTGGGCTCCTATCCGCAACGCCACCACCGACCTCAACAATCGAAGACACTATATCCGCAAGGGCGCCCGGTCTAAAGAGGATGAACACACTATCAAGAGCCACAAGTCGAAAGCGTGTGACTATATCATCGAACCCGACACAAGAGGAAACGTTCCCGAGTACTCTGACAAGGCAGGACGCCTCAATTGGGGAGGGATCCTGGAGAACGCCAAATCGGAGGAAGACTTCCTCGACCTCGTCCGTCTCCACCAGCCTAAGGAGTGGGTCCTCCGAAACGACGTCGTCTGCAAGTACGCCGCGAACTACTTTAAAGAGCCGCGCGCCCCGGAAAAAGTCTACCCCCAAGAAAGCTGGATCATTCCTGACGAGTTGGATGCCTGGGTTCAAGAAGTCTTTACCGAGGTTAGTTTATCCCGGCTCGTTTACACGAACCTCCTTCGTTAATTGAGTTCTGATAGTACGATGCTTCATGGTGCTCACAGTTTAATTACAATTTAGCCCAAACCGGATCGCCCGAAGACCCTCCTCTTGGTTGGCCCAACCCGACTTGGTAAAACAGCATGGGCTAAGTCATTGGGAGATTACACCTATATGTGCGGGATGTGGAGATCCGATTCCTTTAACGATCGAGCAGCATATCTGATACTCGACGACTTCGACTTTGATTTCTTCCACGGTATGCGCAAGGCCATATGGGGCGCGCAACAAGAATTCACGACGAATGATAAATATAGGCGGGGGGTAGCTAAGTGGGGGAAGCCGACGATTTGGTTATGTCAGGAGGAGAAAAACCCGTTTACGGCGCGGGATAAGAAGGGATTAGCGGTTATGATGCCGGAGGAACGGGAGTGGTACCAGGCCAATTGCGTAGAAGTACACGTAGATAGTAAACTTTACGCCGAATAAATATATTTATAAGTGACCCAACAAAAACACCCCTAGTAACGGATTGTTCTTGCACGGCATGGCCTTCGTTCCTAACCCTAACTAACCCTAACCCTAACCCTAACCCTAAGCGTCCTTGAAGTATATCTTCCAGCTGATCGTCCCGTTCAGATAGTTGGTAAGATCAACCCCGAGCCCGGGCGCAAACATCTCCAGTACCCAGTAGGTTTGCATGCCCTTTACCTCCCCCATGTATGCATTACTATCCACCTGTCCATCCGTTGCTGACGTAATCTTGCGCCGGATTGGGACATAAAACTTCTTAGAGAGAAGGGCGTTCCGATTGCCATCGTTGTTCAAGCGGAACTTCCTCTGGAAGTGGATTTTAACCTTTTGGGGGTTCCAAGTCGCCCACGTAGCGGTGGTCTCCTGCTCCTGGTCGAATATGTCGTTGCTG